TGATGACGACAAACCACTATCGTCTACAGGGGGAAACTGAACTTCATCTACTTGGAAATTTCTATCAGGATTTACAAAGCTACAAATAACTCTGTTAAACTTGTCATTTTTGTTTTCACTATTTAAAGTATAACCACCTATAATATCATCTTCAGTTAAAGTAATAGAAGCCGAGCCTGTTGTTTCTACTAATAATTTATATTTTCCAGCAGTATAAGGTAAATATGCTCTTGCACCTTTTGTTAATTCTCTAACATTATCAATTACTTTTCTTGAAGTATCTAAAACTGCATTACAATCTAAAACATCTATTGTTGTTGAACCATAAGCAGTAACATCAGTATCACAAACTCCTGAAGCTGTATAAAAACTTGGTATATCAATATTTGCTATTGCAATTCCTTTACCATATCTTTCATTTGTTAAATAATCTAATAAACACCAAGCTGGATTATTAGAGTGTGCCGCAGTTTGTGCAACTGAACTCGAATTATAAGCAACAACTTTTTTTCCTTTAATTAAAGCATGAACAGTTGGTAATCCAGCAAACGCATCTTGATTCCATTTTATTTTTAAAGATATATAAGCAAGACCTCTTAATCTATGATTAGATGTCCAATTAGTTAAAGTTCCTAATAGATCGCATTGTGCTTGACTATCAGTTCCATAATGACATTTAACACTAATTAAACTTGTACTATCTTTATAAAAATTTCCATCTCCACTTCCTACTGTTCTTAAAGTATTATCTGCTAAAGTTCCAGACCAAGTAACCTCTTTATCATCTATATAAATTTTATCTACACTTTCAATTTCTCCCTCGCATAATACTAATGCTATGTATAAAAATTCATTATCAGTTCCACTTGTTTCTATGAACACTCTTGTTCCACCAACTTTTCTTTCTCCATAAACAACTGGAATAGATTGATCGTTTGATTGATGATTTAATAAAACTCCTTTTTCAAAATTATTAAAATCGCTATCACCAAAGTCTGGCATATCAGGACGTCTATTTGACATAAATAACCAACCAATAGCAAATACACCTAAAGCTACCCATGGATTAAGATTTCCTAAAAATTTAAAAACTTTTACTACACTAATTATTTTAGTAGCTTTTTTAAAAGTTTTTTTTATTGATTTTATAATTCCCATTATTTTCTACCCCACTTAATATCTAAAACATTTTCACTTGAAAAAGCCATACCTAAATCTCCACTAAAAAATCTTTGTTGTGATGTGCTATTAGTTTTTCTTCCTGATCTTTTTTCAAAATCTGCCCAATGAGAAACAACATTTAAAGTTAAAGCTGAAGAATCTTCTGTTTCATTTATTGTATAAGTTTCAACTGAACCTTTATAAAGTAAAAATGGATCAGCTATAATGGCATTATTATCATCTAAAAATGCTCTATAAATAGTTACTGCATCATTAACTATATTTTCTGCTAATGCTAATGATATATATGTTTGATCTGCTCCTGATAAAGTTATTGATATGCTTGATTTACTTATATCTGTTTCTTCTGATACTTCAGGATAGCTAACTAAAAATTTGCTTGATGAATAAGTAACACTAGAGCCTGATACACTTGAAGTTAAATCATGTACGCAATCTGTAATATTTTGTGGAGTTCCAAAACCAATCGTAATTAAATGAACAGGCTTTATCTCATTTGTCGCTAGATGATTCTTTACTGCTGTTGTTAGGCTTCTCGTCATATTTCTCGTAACTTCTTCTGTTTATTTTAATAGTATCTAATACCTTATATTTTGCATTTTTGGTAGGCTCATTGTATTTACCAAGATCATTATTTTTTGTTAAATTAATTTCTGACTCATCAACTACTTTTTCAGCAATAATATCTACATTGACCCAATGCTTAATAAGATATTTAGCCATTAAAGAGTTTCTTCAACATCTAACTCATATTTGTATAATAAATTTCCATCTTTATCAGCACCTACTGTTCCAAAGGACTGAACATCATTTACTAAATGGACTGTAAAAGGAACATTATCGTATGTAACTGTTGAATCATTTGCTATATCTGCAATTAAAGGTGGTTCAATAGTAACTGTTGCCGCATTACTTGAACTTGTAACATCAGCAACAACCATATAAACTTTATCGTGCGAGGCAAACTTAATAAAGTCTCCCGCCTTAAATCTGCCTGCACCATCGCCAGCGAATCCGTCCATAGCTATTGTTGTATCTCCAGCAGATTGTGCACCATTAACTAAAACTGTTCCTGTTTCATTTCCTCTTGCATCTTCTATTTCTGGTGGGATAATAGTAAAATTTTCTTTTCCACTTCTTTGTTTAATTATAAAAGACATTAACTCTCCATAAACATCTGATCTTTTCGCAGTTATAATTGAAGCTGTAAATGCCCATCTTTGAGAATCAATAGTTCTTGATAATTTTTTTCCACTAATTGATTTAGATATAATTGTACTTTGAATTGATTGAATACCTAATGTTTCAAATTTAGATGTTGATATAGGAAATGCACCACTCATTATACTAACTCTCTCCTACCTTTTTCATTTAAGGCATTATTTATTATTGAAGTTATAACACCTCTATTTTCTACTAACACACTATTAAAGCTACTTGAATCTATTGCTTCTATATTAAAATTAACATTAACACTTCCGCCACCTGTACCTCTTGCGTTTTGTGTAATTTGTCCTGTTTGATTTGGGACAAATAACTCTGGGCCTCTTTCTCCAACCATAACAGGTTTCCCTTTTGATACTGCTCCACCTTTAGCCATTCCTGCAAATCCAAATAAAGCCATAGGATTACCTGACATTGCCATCATAGCCATTTGTATTTTTAATTGTTTTTTCTTTTCAGTTGTTATTTTGTTTTCTGCTTGTACTTCTTGTTTTTTAAGTGCATTTCTAATTACTTCTTGGATAACTATTTGAATTGTAAAAGCTAACATATCTACTAATAATCTTTGTGCTATTTCTTTTAAAGTCATATTTAGTTCTTTACCCATAACAACTGCTTCTGCTAATCCTCTTGAAAATGCTTTTATTCCACTTTGTGCCATTTTAGCAAGTGTAGTATTAATACTTTCAAAATCCTTTTTAAAATTTTCTAAAGTTGTTTCTCTAATTTTTTGTAAGCTAACACCCATTTTTTCTGCTTCATCTTTACTTGCTTTAAGTAAAGCCATCATTTCAT